TAGCTATGCAGCCACCGGAGGGGGCACCTCGGGAGGGCAGGCCATCCTGAAGTGGGCCAAGGCCGCCCCCGTGTTGGGTGGTGCTGTCTCGGGTGGCCAGGCCATTTTCAAGTTGGTGCGCAGGGTCATAGTGTCAGGCGGGGCATCCTCGGGTGGCATCGCCGGGCTGAAGTTCTCCCTCAGGGTTCCGGCCTCGGGTGGAGCGGTTGCCGGGGGCCAAGCCCAGGCCGGCATGTCCCGGGCCCAGGCCTACGCCGCTTCTGGTGGGGCCTCCAGTGGCGGTCTTGCTGCCGTGGCGCGGTCTTGGCGGCTGGCGGGTGCTGATGGGGCTATCTCCGCCGGACAGGCCAGCCTGAGGCGCGTCTTTGCTGTCGCGGTGCGGGGCGGGGCAACCCTGGCGGGCCTGGCATCCCTGGTCAGGACGTGGGCCCATGCGGCGGCGGGCGGAGCCCGGGCGCAGGGCACCTCCTTGACCATGTTCTTCCGCAACGTGCCCACCCCGACCGCCAGGATCGTCTTGGTGCCGGCTCAGATTCGGGCGGTTGCCGTGCCGGCTGGCGAGGCTCGCGGGGCGCTGACCATGGTTGAAAGCCGGCGGGCTCCGGTTCTGTCGGAGGTGCGCAACTCGCGCGTGGCGGCCGAACTCCGGGTGGCCTACGTCCCGGCGCTTCATCAATATGCGGAGGCGGCCTGATGCCCTTGTCATGGCCCGACAAAGACCCGCAGGAGGTGCTGGACTACGCGCTGGACTGGACGGCTCGGCTGGCGGGGGACACCATCGCCACCAGTTCTTGGGTGCTGCCAACGGGGATCACCAAGGCATCCGACTCGCATGACGTCTCCACAACCAAGATTTGGCTGTCGGGGGGTGTCGAGGGGACCAAGTACACCCTGGTCAACACGATCACCACGACAGCTGGGCGAACCATGAATCAGAGCGTGGCTATAAAGGTGAAGGCCAAATGAGCCTCATTGTCGAAGACGGCAGCATCGTGGCGGGGGCCAACAGCTTCATAAGCCTGGCCGACGCCGACGCCTACTTTGAGGTCCGGGGCAACGCTGCCTGGTCTGCCGCTGACGATGATGCCAAGACGGCGGCCCTGATACGCGCCACCGACTACCTTACCCGCCACTACGTATGGAAGGGCGCCACGGTCAAGCAGGCGCAAGCGCTGTGCTGGCCCAGGTCGCCCTCCAGCCCCTATCCCTACAACACCTACTTTGCGACAGCATCTGGGTATTTGGGAACCAGTGACCCGCTTCTTGACCAGAACGGGTGGGTAATCGCCAACAACGTAGTCCCCCAGCAGGTCAAGGCTGCCCAGTGCCTACTGGCCCTGGAGGCCCTGACTCAGGCCCTGGACCCGGCGCTGGAGCGCGGGAACCTGATCCGGCGCGAGAGCGTAGCCGGGGCCGTGGACATCGAGTATGAGCCCGGGGCCCCTGGCCGCACCGTATTCCCCGCCGTGGACAGCCTCCTGCGAGGCCTGGTCAGGGCCGGTGGCATGGCCACCTTTGCGAGGGCCTAGCCATGGACTACTCCAACGTGGCAACCCAAGTACAGACCAAGCTGGCCAGCGTGGGCATGACCATCACCCTGAAGCGGGGGACTGCGACCTACGCAGCCACGGGCGTGCGTCGGTCCTATACCGCCCGGGAGATCAACGGCTCCAGCATCGTTGTCGGAGACCAGGAGTTCACCATCGCCGCCGCGGGCTTGGCCATCGTGCCGGTCGTGGGAGACAAGGCCCAAGCCGAGAGTTCCACCGTCTGGCGAAACGTGGTCCTGGTCCAAATCGTGGGACCAGGGTCCGTCCCCCTGGCCTACAAGCTCCAGGTGCGCTGATGACTGGCCAATTCACCCTAGACATCTCCCGGTTCGTGGCCTTCGCCAAGGGCAACATCGATCTAGTGGTGCGCAAGATCGCCCTCGAATTGGATGTCCGGCTGGTGGCCCAATCGCCCATTGACACTGGGCGGTTTAAGGGCAATTGGCAGGTAGGAATAGACGCGAAGCCAGCGGGTGACCTACCCGACCGCAAAGGAGCCAGCGCATCCTTGGCTGAGGCTCAGGCCAAATTGGTGCGGGGGTCGGGAGCGGGGCACACCATCTACATCGTGAACAACCTGCCCTATGCCAATGCTCTGGAAAATGGGCATTCCAAGCAAGCCCCGTCCGGCATGGTCAAGGTCACGCTCCAGGAATTCCCGGGAATCGTGTCCGCCGCCGCGCAAGAGGTGCGCGCATGAGCGGCATGAGCATACCGATTCAGGGAGCCTTCGAGGATAAGTTGAAGGCCTTCGCTCTGGCCAACCATGTGGACGCTTCACGCCTGGCCTGGCCCAACTTGGCCTTCAACCCCAATGCCGAGGGGGACACCTTGGCTGGCACCTTCTGGTTGAGGGGCAACCTTTTGCCCGGTCGGCCCATGCAGGGCACCTTAGGCACCGATGGGCTCAACTACCAAGTGGGCATCTATCAAGTGGACGTGTTTTGGCCGCGAAATGAGGCCGACGCAGCCGCCATGGCGATGGCAGATGCCATCTCCAGTTATTTCAAGCGGGGCACAGTGATTAACAGCCCCTCCGGTACGACCCCGATCCAGGTTGAGACAACCAACGTCTGGAGCGGAAGCGCCCCGGACGACCCAGATTGGTTCCACATCCCGGTGAACATTGGATTTAGGACATGGACGCCTAACGTCTGACTGATAGGCCCCTGCCGGCGGCTCTACCGCCAAGTATCCCCGCCGGCAGGGGTGACAGCGAACCCAAAAGGGGCCGCCGCACCTCCAGGTTACCAGGGAGCGGTGCCCGGAGGTAAGGAAAATGGCTTTAGCGCGCGGCTCTCGCCACCAACTCTCCTACGTCGCCGAGACCGTCAAGGGGACTACCCCTGGTACCCCCAGCATGAAAATGCTGCGGTACAACACCACCTCGCTGGACATGACCAGGGCTGGTTTTCAGAGCCAGGAAATCCGCTCTGATCGAATGATCGCAGACTTTCGCCTCGGAAACGTGAGCGTGGCTGGCGATATCGGCTGCCACCTGACCTATGCCGACTACGACACCATCCTGGAGGCAGCGCTTTTCGGGGCCTTCGACACCCCCAGCACCCAGACCGCCTCCACCATCTCGGCCAGTTCGACCGACAACAGCCTGAACGATTCCGGCAACGGCTTCGTGACCGCCGGCTTCAAGGTCGGCGATTGGATCACGATTGCCGGCTTCACCACCCCGGCCACCGCCAACAATGGCGTGGGCAAGATCACCAGCATTACCGCCGCCAAGATCGTGATCGCTAGCGGCCTGACCCTGGTCACCAAGGCTGCTGGGGATTCCATTACCCTCACCTCCCTCGCTCGCCTGGATGCCGGGGTCACGGTCAAGAGCCTGAGTATCGAGCGCGGCTTCCTGGCCATCACTACGCCGATCTACGATGTGTTCACCGGCTGCATGGTAAACGGCTTCGCCCTGGACATCAAGCCCAACGCCATCGTCAACGGCACTTTCTCCCTGATCGGCATGGGGGCGTCCACCAGCGGCTCCAGTCTGGGAACCCCGGCTGCGGCCAGCACCAACAGCCCCTTCGACAGCTTCAAGGGCACGCTGATGGAAGGTGGCACGGCCATCGCCCGGGTGACGGGCCTACAGCTCAAGCTGGACAACGGCTCCCAGGCCATTCAGGTCGTGGGCAACGCCAATTCGGCGGACGTGGTGGAGGGGCGGTCCAACCTCACCGGTTCCCTGTCCGCCTATTTCCAGGACAACACCCTGCGGGCCAAGTTCTTGAACGAGACGGAGTCCGCCCTGGGCATCCTCCTGGAGGACCTTGCCACCGGCACCCACGGGAACCGCTACTACATCGACATCCCGAGGCTCAAGTACAACGGCGGAGATCGGCCCGTGAGCAATGAGCAGGCCATCGTGATGACCATGCCCTTCCAGGCCCTGGTGGACAGCGTCACGGGCACCAACATGATCATCCAGAAACTCGCGGCGGCCTAAGCCGCAGGAACCATAAGAACCCCGCCTTGGGGACCCAAAAAAGGAGCGTGCAATGTCCCTGAACTTGAAGATCGCCAAGTGTGTGGAAGGGGCCGAACTGGTCCTGAAGTATGACGATACCGACGAGCCCATGGGAATCGTGCTGATCATGGCCGGGCCCGACAGCAACGAGTACCGCCAAGAGGAACGCCGGCAGGCTCACGAGCGCCTGCAGCGCGCCCAGCGGGGCAAGCAGATCACGGGCGAGCAAGCCGAAAACTGGGCCATCGATAAGCTGACGGCCTGTGTCCTGGGTTGGAAGATCGGGCCGCCGGCATTGGCCGAGAAAGCTACGGCGCCTGAGTTCAACCAGCAGAACGTACGCACGCTGTTCAAAGAATACCCCGAGATACGGGACCAGACGAACCGTTTTCTGGAAGACCGCCGGAACTTTCGTCGCTCGGCTGATTGAGGGGCTGGTCGCAGCAGTCAAGACCTCGCTGGAACTGGAAACACCCGGAGAGGACGGAGTGTCTCTCCGGGAGCACCTGGAGCAACTCGCAGAGCAAGGCATCCGGCATGAGAAGCTCGACGGCCTGCATATTCCGCCTGGTGCTGAGTACCTCTGGAGGGATTTCTGCGACATCCGCGAGGGGTGGAGCGGGGGTGGCATGGGGCCTTCCCGCATACCCGCCGGAGAGTTCCGGGACTGGGCCGAGATGAAGGGAATAGCCCTGTTGCCCTGGGAGTTTGAGGTGTTGCGAGCCATGGACGTGGCTTTTGTTAGGTTCCAGGCCGAACGAAACCAGGAGAACTCTTCTTGAGCGACAACGTAGCCAGCCTCGGACTAGAAATCCGCACATACCAACTGGAAACGGCTGTCCAGAAGTTGCAGTCCTTCCAGGATGCATCCGCCAAGGCCGAGGCTGGCGCGGGCAAGCTCCGCGATGCCACCGATGGGCTTTCCGGTTCCACATCCGCCCTGACCAGCATGGTGGAGCGACTTGTCATCGCCTACGCCGCCTACAAGCTGGAGAACATGGCGCAGACCGCCATCTTGGCCGCAGCCCGCTTCGAGACTCTGGGCGTGGCCTTGGACACGGTTGGGAAAAACATAGGCTATAGCCAGAACCAAATGAACTCCTTTGCCCAGGGCGTGCAGGCCATGGGCATTTCCATGAACGAATCCCGGGAATCTGTCCTGAAAATGGGGCAGGCCAACCTGGATTTATCCAAAGCACAAGACCTGGCCAGGGTCGCCCAGGACGCCGCCGTCATCGCCAACATCAACAGCAGCGATGCCTTCCAGAACCTGATCCAGGGCATAGTTTCAGGTAGGACTGAGATTCTGCACAACATGGGCATCATGGCGGAGTTCGAGGGCAGCTACAGGGCCTTTGCCACTCAACTCGGAAAAACTTCAGCCGACTTGACCGCGCAGGAAAAGGTCCAGGCGCGCATGAATGTCGTGTTGGAATTGGGCGCGAACATCGCGGGTACCTATGAAGCCGCCATGACCACGGCCGGCAAGCAAATAAACTCCTTCACCCGCTATACCCAGGACCTGCAGGTGGAACTCGGTAAGGCCTTCGGACCGGCCCTTGCCGACATGGTTGAATACTTCACGATCAAGATCAAGGCCTTCACCGCCAGCATTGCCGAGCCGGGAACTCAGTCAACCCTGGCATCCATTGGCGAAGGATTGGCTGTGCTGGCCAAGCACTCCGACACTGCCAAGGTGGCAATGGCTGGGCTTATCGCGACCTATGCCGCCTTCAAGATTGAAGCGGCATTAACCGGTGCGTCTATAGGTGGCATTACGGCTGCGTTGGCGGCAAATCCCTGGAGTTTTGCCGTGCTGGGGGCGGCGGCTTTAGTGACCGTGCTTTACGAGATTAACGAAGCTTTTTCATACAACCGAATCGCTATGGAGCAATCATTTGCCCAGTACAAAAACGGAATGCAGGAAGTTGACAACCTGACCAAAAAGCAGAAGGACGCCGAAGCCGCTTTTGGCACATTTTCCGAGGCGATTATCAAGGCTGGCAGTGATGAAAAGGCGCAGACGGAGGCACTGGCTGCGCTGCAAAATGCCCTGCCTGGAGTGGCTGGATCGTACACAACGCTTGCCCAAGGGATAGACCAAGCCTCCGCAGGGTTTAAGGCCTTAAACGCGCAAATGCAAAACAATATTATCTTGGCCCAGCAGATCGCTTTTGACAAGCTCAAGGAAACAGCAAAACAGTGGGATAACTTGTCCACCGCCATTGTTCATGATATGAGCAGCATCAATGCGGCGGCACAAGCAGATACCACCGTCGGGAAATGGATTCTTGATATACCCGCCAGTTTAGCAAAATCAGACATGGCTTCCAAGGCGACCGCAATCATATCGGCAATGACCGAAGTGGGAGCAGCGATAGATAAGGGGACAGCCGCAGAGAAAGCGCTGGGGCTTGCGTCTAAGGACGCCATTCTCCAGGCGGCCAGCGATATGGTGACTTACGGCGGGCTGACCAAATCCCAGTCAGATGCCATCATCGCCGTGCGCAACAACCTGGAAGGGATGGGCGCGGTTCAGAAGGCGGTAAGCGATGAGAGCAAGAAGCAATCAGACGCTGAGTTGAAGGCCATTGCAGATAAAAAGGCAGCGCAGGCAGGATATGTCAACACGCTCACTGACGTCGAAAAGGAAATAGCAAAAAACGATAAAGCTGCCCAAAATTCCACTGAGGGTCAGCTAGAGCATGCCAAGGAAATGTATGCCAAGCTAACCACCCTGGCCTCCACCTTTAGCCAGCAGCAGCTAGAGGCCATGGCACAGCTTGATGCGGCCTATCAAATGGGAGACGACAAGCAGATCAAGTCCGCCGAAGCCAACTATGATTTGCAAACCAAGCTCGCAGCGCGCGCCGCAGCCGATAAGGCAGCCTACGCAGTTGTGGTATCCAACGCCCAGGAGAAGGCCGACGTCGAAGCCTACAACAGGGCCGTGGAACTGAACAACCAAGCGATTGCTGACGCAAAGAAAGCCCTCGATGAAAAGGTCAGGATCATCTCTGCGGAAACCTCTGCGGTAGAGAGCAAGTACAAGTCCGGCCAAATCGGCGAGAACCAGATGATCGCCTTCTACCAAAAGGAGGCGGATGCTCTTGGTGAATTGGCCGCAAAGTACCCGGCGGCTTCGGTTGAGTATTCCAACCTCACCAAGAAAAAAGAAGAAGACATCAACAAGATAGTGCAATTGCAAGACAAGGCCGCCACGCGCGAACTTGAGATTCAAAAGATCATTATAAGCGGTCAGCAAGAGGGCATGACCAAAACGCTGGAGTTGTACGATGCCGAAGCCAAGGCGCATGCGGCCAAGGAAGAGGTAAAACTGACAGCAGAAAGGGCCTCCCTGGTTGAAGAGATTACCTGGATATTGGGGGACCGTCCAGCCGCAGAGGCCGCCGCTGCCGCTATCATACAATCAATCAGGAACAATCTTTATGCCGGCATCGCCCTGGGGCGGGCCAAGCAATATGACGCCGAAGGCCAGTACACCAAAGATTGGCTTGATAGAGAACTTGCCGTAGCTGACACCCTCACGACCAGTGACTGGAACCGGTATCTCTACAAGCTGGACCTTGATTCAAAGTACGTCGACCAGCAGAACACCAACCTGAAGAAGCAACAGGATAACCTAGACAAGCACATCGAACTTGAGAAAACCCAGCTCCAGACCAACAAGGAAAACTGGGATTCTATGTGGACCGGCATCGGCAACGGTACAAAAGTTGCCCTTGATGACATCCTGGCCCATCAGAAATCCTGGGGCACCTTGGCCTATAAAGCCTTCAAGGACACCTACTCCAGCATGGTGGATTATCTCCAGACTTCCTTTGTGGATATCGTCAATGGTGATTGGGGCAATCTCAAAAAGGATTGGGAGGATTTCTGCGATGCGGTCCTTAAGGCCTGGATGAAGATGCTCGCTGAGATGGTCGCCCAGTGGGCCATGAGTGGTTTGGCATCCCTCCTGAACAGCACTTTCAATCTTGGCATCAACATCACCGGCAACAGTGCCCCCGGCTCCACTGCCCTGGGCACGCTTAGCACCGGTGCCTCGCTCGCCAGCCTGGTCAGCAAGATACCGGGGATCGGGAGCCTATTTGGACCAGCGGCAGGGGCAGCCC